ATGGCGATAGCCAAAACAACTAAAATTTACAGCAATATGGTAACAATGAAATTTTCAGCAACCAAGTCAGAAACATTGTTTTTGACACCGACAATTGCAGTTGAACAAGACAACTCAGAAACAGCAATCCGATTTGCTCTTTGGCACGGCGTGTTCAGTGTAGAGGTAAGCAAGAGTTACAAAAACCGTAAAAGCTAAATAACATGGCAAGAAACGAAATATTTGTAGCGGCTTATAGGCTTGAAGTTGAGGCCACTCGAGAGAATTTGGACAGTATGGAGAACTTCATGGAAGCAATTTCGGATTGCGCTATCGTGTCCAACGATGAGGGCCATGTAGCTATCATAGTAGCTTCTTCAGAAGCCTTGAGCCTATCAAGATTGGCTAATATGGCACTCAGATTTTTTGGCAAGGAGGGATATAGTATAAGTACTCTCGGACTCTTAGGGCCGTTCAAGAAACTCAATTGATATTTTTTAACATAAAACTTGGAAAAAGTTCCCAAAGCGGCTCAATGATTCAAAAAAACATAGTATATTTGCAATATCAAAATTAAACAATAACATTTTAATAACAATTCAAAATTTACAGCATTATGGTAACAAAGAAATTTTTGCAGATGACAACGAAGAAGCTGAATGCTCTTTTGGCAACAGCAAGTGATGAAGACAAGAAGGCTATCGAAGCCGTACTTGCAGCTCGTGAACAGGCTCAGGCCCCCGCTGCTCCTGCAGCTCCTGAGGCAACCGCAGAAGAGACTCCTGCAAATGAAGAAGAAACTCAGCTCAGTCTTGAGGAAGAAGCAGCTATTAAGGCAGCTGAAGAGAATGGCGGGCTCAACCCGCTTTACAATGGCAGCAAGGCAACTCAGGAGAAAAAGCCAAAGATGACCGATGAGGACCGCCATGCGCTGGCCGAAGAGCTGAAGAAGAACGTTAACCATCGTTGTCAGGCAGTTCCTTTTAACACCGTAGAATGGGTTGACGGCTATATCGCCGGAGTGATTGAAGAGAAGCGCAGCAATAGGGTACTCTATGCAATCAAGACAGACGACGGACGCCGCATTGTTAAGGTACACGACAGCAATCTCGTTCGCATTCTGGATGAAGTTGTTGAGCCGGAGAAGAAAATCCGTGCTCGCAAAGCAAAAGACCCGGCAGACAAAATTGAATGGACGCCGGAAGTAATTGCCGAAGAGGTTAACGAAGTTATCGGCAATGTAGGTAAAACGGTAGAATTTGAGAAATATCGCACTACAGACGAAAACGGCGAAGAACACATTGAAATGGTAGTTGGCCGTATCGTGGCAATCGTGCCTGACAAACGAGCTCAGCGCTTGCTCTACCGCATTTCAGTTCCGACCCCTATCGAAGGCAATCCGCTCGCAACGAAGACTATGCACAAGGTTGTAAAAGCTGAGGGCCTTAAGATTGCCGAAGAGTTCGACGAAGAAGGTGCGCAGCTCAATGCCAAGTATCTGGAGCGCCGTGAGGCATCAGCAATCCGCAATCCGCTTACTGCTCAGGACCGCGTAATTCGCTGCGAGGAGAATGTGAAGAGGGCAGAAGAGAAGCTGCAGAAAGCTCAGGAAGAGTTGGAAGCCAAAAAGAAGCAGCTCTTGGATGCAAAGAAGGAGCTGGATTTATATCCCGGTCAGGTAAATGAAGCTCCTGCCGGAGCTCCTGCTGAGATTACAGCCGGAGAGGAGTCACTTGCATAACACAGCCGCCTGACACCGTTTCTCCCATGGGGCCGTCTCGAAAGAGGCGGCTCTTTTTTTTGCTGCATATCTAAATATGCAGCTATTTTTGTATTATTGTGATTTATGTTAAAATATGTAAACTCATAGAAACATGCTTCTTTCGCGTTCTAAAACACTTTTAGGCTTTAGGTGTACTATAACATGGGTTAACTCAATTTGGCGCGATAGAGGCCAAAAGAAGTATATCTATCAATGTATTTTTATAAAGCCTATAATATGAATTGAGGCATGGACTTTCCTGAGCTTTAAGCTACCAAGCAGTTATATAAATAGCTGTTAAATTTATGGCTAAAAAGTTGACTCATTTTCTTGGCTTCTAGGACACTTTTATTTGAGAATAATAGTAGACTAAATCTATAAAAAGAAATGAGGAGAGAATGAACGAGAATAATGAAATTTCATATATTTTCGAGGCATTTAGAGCTCTATATTTTTATTTTGAAGCCGCAATAAACCAATGAAAAATTTTTATGTTAAAGCCTGTGAAACAGTGATTTATATCAAGATTATTTTGTACTTTAGCTTATAAAAGAACAAAAGTAAAACTGTTAAAAAATGTTACACACTAGAACACATAAAAGCCGCATGGCCATTATGATTAAACAGCTTATGCCTGAATGTACAAGCTGTGTAGCCCGCGTGCACAGTGGACTATGCAGCAATTGTCCACATTGGACTCCGAGTGTGGTACAGGAGTTAACAGAGGAAATGGCCGAGAGAATATCCGCCACAATTGGACAGGAGAATATCACAAGGCCCAACGAGAGAAATGTTGAACAAAAATAAATAATTGCAATATGGAAATAAATGAACAAGAGAATACCCAAGAGGTACAGCAAGAGAATTTGCTTGATGGCTCTCAGTCAGTTCAAGCAATGCAAGAAGGAAATGAACTGCCAATTGCTGTTCAATTAGTTCAGCCTCAAGCTGCTTTAGATGAAATAGCGGAGCTTGAGAAGAAATATCGTGAAACTATAGAACGGGAGAATAAATGAGCAATTTTGTTTTAGATTACAGCAAAAAGCAGACTTTGCAAATATCAAATGATGCTTTTTGCTTTTTGTATTATGGCGAAGAGCCATTAGACGAAGACAATTTGGAAGAAGCCAATGAGGTATCTGAAATGTTTTCCAATAATTTTTATATAGAAGATGATTGGAAAGCAGTTGATGACTCAGACCTTATAGAATGTACTTTTGTTCCGTATGTTGAAGACCAAGCCGATTATGATGAATATGAGGACCTTACTAAATATATTCAGCAGCAAATAAAATGGCTTGATGCAAACCATATTAGAGTGTGGTGGTTTAATAACCAAACTGGAGCGAGAGAATTACGCGGTGATTTTAAGGTTTATACCAATAAATATGGCCTTAAGTGTTTTCATACAGGCAATCAAGATGAGGATTTTGCGACAGGAAAAACGAGCTTGTATTTTTTGAAGAATTTCAAGAAGCGCATAGCTTAACAAGTGAACGAGAGAAATATAAGGCAGACTACAGAAAAGTAGTCTGCCTTTTTTACATTAAGCTTTCATCTTCTTCTATAACGAGAGAATAGCCGACTCCTCGTAGGGTTTCTATAGTTACTCGGCTATCCATTTTAAGCATATCTCGCAACATACACATATGGACGTCTAAGCTACGTTTATTAAAGTAGTTATCATCAGTCCATACTTGTTGCATAAGTATTTTCCTAGGTAATATTTCGTTTTTATAGGCACATAGTAAAGCAAGAACTTGGCTTTGTTTACGATTAAGCCGTGTTTTTACACTGCCTATAGTAAGAAATTTATCTACTGTATTAAACAAGTAATCGCCTATCTCATAAGATGGCTCTATATTTCTTACTCGCACACCACATCTTTTCAAAACGGCTTTTATTCTTCTTATAAGCTCCTCAATGTTATATGGCCTTATAACGTAATCATCTGCACCTTCATCAAATGCTTCAATAACATACTCATATCGGGCCTTGTCTGATACCATTATTACCGGTATTTTATCATTTGATTTGCGCAAAAATTTTAATGGCTTTAGCATCATAAAGGCATCTGTTGTTTTATAATGGCTTAATATGCATAAGTCATAATTCTTTTCTCTGATTTTGAATAGTATATCATTCTCAGTTGAGGTTATTACTTGAAAGCCGTTATACACCAAATAATCTACCAGGATTCTACAGTCTTCATCTTGATAGATTAAAATTCTTGGCAATGCTAATTTAGTGTTATTACTTTTCATATCATTTCTTTAATCTTGTTTTGCAAATCGTTATATAGAACTTCATACCAAAATGGATTAAGCCTTAACAGGTCAAAGTATGAGTATACGCCTTTTTGGTATATTAAAGAAGCATATTTAAGCTCTTTGTCCGCTCTTTTTTTAAGATGCTCATGATAGAACTTTATGGACTGGTCTACATTTACCAAGAATGGCGATTTATGCTCTATAAGAACTTTCTGCTCTGTATTTTGGGCAAAATAATATGGAATATTAGGCATTGCCCAAAAAGTTAATCCAGCACCGTATTCCTCACTTGCTTTATATAAAAAGCCAGGGCATGGACGAATTGAGTCAGGATATAAGCTTTTACATATTCTTAACCTACGTGGAATAAAAGGATTAAGTAAAGTAGTTAATCGCTTGTTTATATAAGTTGAGTATTTATCAACCATTCTTGTGTGCTCTTTAACAAGTGATGAAACTAACAGCTTAATCCTTTCATTTCCTATAGGGTCACTCAGGCGTATATATTCTTGCCTGAAAGCTTCACGCTGAATACGTATTCTATCTTCTTTAAGCCGTTGAGACTTTTTCCTTTTAGCTTCTACGCCAGCCATTGCGGCTCTGCGCTGTCCCTCAGGTCCAAACAGTCTTACACCTTGACAATTATTTGAACCTACGCCTACCCATGGCATTTTATCCCCATATCTAGCTTCAATCTCTCTGTTTTCTTGCTCTTCTTCAGATAATTCAACATGTTCTTCTTCTAAGGTAATTTTTTCAATTGCCTCAGATTGAGCCTCTTGAATATCCTCATCATCGCTTTTAATTTCATCGAGAAATTCAAAGAGTTCCTTTTCGGTTAGGTCTCCATATTGCTTAATATCTTCCATACCACTTAAATAAAGACTTGATTATATCTTTTCCAGCTCGCTTGTTAAGCAATCCAAAATATGCGATTGCAAGCATGAGCCTTGCTATTTTATGCAATACCCAGGCTAATAGATATATAGGGAAATAAAGTACACCTACATATCTCCATAAAAATTTAAGCACCTTTTTCATCTTCTGCTTGCTTTAATTCAACATAAGTCTTATGAAAAGCTTCATCACCTATTCCTTTAATAAAAGTTCTAAGTGTAGAAGGATATTCGCTTGTATTTATAGTCTTATCGACTACTTTCGCGTAAAGAGCAGCAAGAGCTTTAGGCCCAAATACCTTTTTCTCTTGCAATCTTTCAATGGGGCCTCTTTTGAATTGAACACCTGGATGCTCATCCATAATCTTTGTACGAGTTAGATACAAATCCTTAATCAAAGCCTCAATATGCTTTTCAAACTGAGGCGTTTGAATAATATCAATAACTTTCAAATCTTCCAGCTTCATTTTTATAAGTTTTTAAGTTGTTGTCTATAATACTTTTCTTGCATATCGAAATGTCTCTTATATATATGCAAATCATGAGCAAAATGGTAATAAGTGCCTATTGGCACACCGAGCTCATCTGCGACTAATTGTTGAAGCTTTGTCCAACAATACTGGTCATTGCAAAAGCCATAAACCAAATCATTGCTTCGCATAGTTACACACATATCAAGAGTTCCTATTTGAGGCTTAATATCAAATCCGACTGATAGCGTACAAGGTGTATCATACTTATAGTCATCTTTTTCTTTGCCGTCAAATATAGTAAACCAAGCTTGACGAGTATCTTTATTCTCTTTAAGCTGTTCAATGCACTTTGCCAATTGACCATTGCGAGTCCATTGCCAACCGTAATTAGAATTGACAATGTTATCTCCACCGTGCATTTTATTCCACGTAGGAGCATGTTTTTTAATTTCAGCTACACTCCTATCTCCAGACATATACCAGGCATATTCGTACTCTGCGTATCGTTCACTAAATTTACGCCATTCTGTTGTTATGATGCGTTGCTGAGGATTAAGTAAATAAAAACCAACATTGTAAACAGCTTTTGTTCCAACGTTAGTATTTACTCCTTGGCCCATTATAAAACCATATAAATCCTCAAAGGCTTCTGTTGCATTTTTATAAGCTATATTCATAACTATTTTACCCAAATTTGTTTAACGCTCCAATCGTATCTTTGCCGAGATATTTTAAAAGTCTCAGCCTGTTTGTAGGTATTAAAGTATCTTAGTAATTTACCTACTGAGTCAAATACTCCATATTGCATTTTTCCCATACTAATCCCATCCTCCTATATTATACATCGATAACTCATCATCTTTAGGTATTGTATTTCTAATAGCGTCAAGTAACTTTTTCTTTGATTCTCTACAGAGGTTATAGCCATAACCCTTATACCGGTATGAGCGCTCCCAAGTAGATATTGGAAAAGGAATTTTGTTGTCTAGTACTAAGCGCTTTTGATGCAAGTGCTCAAAAAAATCTCTATGATATAGTAGCATATATTCCCAATGCCATTTATCATCGCTGTCATCAAAAGGAAAATCTTCACTCTCATCAGCGGGCATACTAGTCACATTATCAGGAACTATCTCCTTGTAATATGCAAACTTAGTAATGGTAAAGTCGAAATTATTCAGAATATCTTCAGGCGTTCCAAATACTGATTCAATAAGTTCTACCCACATAGAACTGCCTTTTTCTTGAAAGGCACAAGCCTTGTTATTTCTATATTTAAAAGTCCATGTGCCCTCTTCAACTAAGCTATTAAAGTGTGCAACAGCCTCATCAAAATCAGATTGATTGTGAAAGAAAATATCTACATCTTTCACTTTTTCTCTTGAGAGAATGTTCTTAAAACAACCGCCAGCTATAAAGCCTTTATGGCCTTGCATATATTGGTCTAAAAATCTGAGAAACCAAAAGTTTTCAGGTATATTTTTTATATATTTATTCTCCACATTATTCGCAGCATCTGCTATTTTTTCTTTGTCTGTCATGCTATCAACTTATTAGTATTACTGTTATAAACTCTAAACAACAACTCTTCAGCTTCCTCATTCATGGCATTGCAAATACTTATTGCTTCTTCCATAGATAAGCCTGTAAGTTCTTCATCGTCATCATTTACTGCAATTTCGCCAGTTATAACTCTAACATCAAATGAGTTTGCAGAAGCAAAAGCCTTAGCAGCATCAAGGGCCTGTATACAAATATAATGTACAGCATCCCAGTATATATAAGACAATGTGCTTGTATCTTTTAATATATCGACATAAAGCTCTCTCAACTTTTCTGGCTTAAACCATCCATGCTCATCCATTCGTCTATATTCAGCAAGCCATCTGCCATATCCATTTGTGGCCTTAAATCTGTTGGCATAAACAGCCACAAATCTAAGAAATTGGTCTGTATAAACGACTTGTGGAATTTCAACTGTTTTCTTCTTGAGCTGTTTCATGTGCTTAAAGTTTATATATTCTCGCGCGCTCTAGAGCACGCCTATCATTCCATTATTATTCAATCATTCATGTACTTAAAGCGCGATATTGCGCGCGAGAATAATGTGAAAATCAATCCTTAGTATGACCCAGTAGACCCGAGTGCTCCATCACCACGCTCGGATGAACGGCTGAAAAGCTCTGACTCAGAAACTTCTTCAAGGCCTTCATACGATACAGGCACAAGAATAAATTGTGCTATTTTCATACCTGGCTTAATGTGGACCTTGGCTTTGCCGACATTAACAACATGTATATGAATTTCACCTTGGTAATCTTCATCTACAATCTTGGCTCCGAGGATAACGATGCTTTCAAATGCTTCTGCTTTCGGTGTTCTACCAGCTCCAAGGCAAGCCCATTTAGAAGTTACAACTCCTGATTTATCAGCTGCCATAAGCATATATCCTTCTGGAATTTCCATCTTAATACCTGATGGTATTAAAACATCAGTTCCTGGATTTACGATAAAACCTTTGCTATTTCCAAAGTTAGGAACGAAAAAATCAATTCCTGCTGCTTTACCAGTCCCACGAACAGGAGACTTTACATTTCTTATTTTTGCAAACTTCATAACTACACTATTTTAACAAGTTCCTTAGCTGCTGTTTCTACGGCTCTAGCAAGTCTATGTTCAACTTCTGGACTTATAAGGCTGTAAACTCCTTCTTTTTCAAAAGCGTCAGCCATGATAGCTCCAATTTTTGAAAGCTTAGGATTAGAAGTGTTAATGCCATGCTTATCCATAAGTTCTTCGTTGTACTCATACTTAATACCTCTGCCATTTTCTACAGGAACGAGCTTAGCTATTTCTGCATGAGTATTTGACTTTCTGCTCGGAACAGTGATAATAATCTCCTGATTGGTTGCCCTGCACATATCTGTGCACATTTCCATTACTTCATTGAAGTTGCGCTTAAACTCTCTTGGAGTTACTGAAATTAAACTTTTCATAATGATGTCAAATTAGCAATTAAGTTCAACATATATGTTACATTAAATCGTCATCGAATAAACTTAGTTGCTCAGTGGCTTTAGGAGCAACTTTTACATCTCCAGGCTTACGCTTTAATACCCAAAGAGTATTACGTGAAGCATCCGGGAACATAGGAGCCATGATATTGGCAATGAGGTTTGGGTCATAATACTCTTTAAGAGCATCAAACATTTTCTGCTGCCAATCATTCATCAGTGGCTTATAGTCTTTAGCCGAAGCAAATGTGCCGAACTTATTTACTATATCAAAATGTTTCAACAATATGCCCTCAAGCTCCCAATGGTCAAACTCTTGCACATCAACTCCGCGGCCATCGCCTGAGTCATAAATATGATTACCAGCTGCTCCTACAGATGGGTCATAGTTTGGAGTTGAAAGGTAATAAGTAGCGTCATTATTGCCACAAGCCTTAAAGTTCTCCAAAAATGCATCTGCATTCTGTTTGCCAACATGCTCAAGTACTTCAAATGCACAAACCTTATCAGCATTAAATTGGCTAAAATCCATATAATTTTTAACAAGGTCTGCTACATAAAAATGAGCCCAAGGTACATCTGCATACTTTTCAGCAGCTTGTTGAATTGCTTTTTTGCGAATATCGATACCGATATATTCTTTCTGCTTAAACTTGTTTCGGTATAATACCTCAAGCAAGTTAGCAACTCCACAGCCAAAATCAACAATGGACTCGCCAACCTTGGCTTCTTTCAAGATATGAGCCCATCGCAGATAATGCGCAAATTGGTCTCTGTGGAATACGTGACGCTCAAAGGCCTGGTCAGGTCTGAGGTCTGTTGTGTTATACACTTTTGCCATAATTATTGTTTAATAAAATTTATGTTGTCAGATGAATAATACACAGTATTTGTGCTTTTTACTCTATAAATAGCATTGTTAGATAATTTGCATTCTATAATACAGTGTGAAGTACAATAGGCATTGTCACATGCTTCTACTGTGGCATTACCGC